GTATACTATTAATGTTAAAAACGGACTTTACAATGTTCTCGAAGATACGCTGACCGAACACAACCCGGATTACTACTCAACAGTGCAACTCAATGTTACATATGACAAGGATGCAAAGTGTCCTCGCTTTATGGAGTTTCTCAAAGAATCAATGGGCGGTGATATGGAGCAGGTTGCTCTCATACAGGAGATGCTCGGCTATTTCCTTATTCCTATAAACTCGGCACAGAAATGTTTTGTTATTGTGGGTGTTGGCGGTGCCGGAAAGTCTGTGCTTCTCCGCGTCCTTAATGACATTCTTCTTGGAAAACAGAATGTGTCAAATGTATCATGGCAGGCTCTTAATGAGCGTTTCAAGACAGCAGAACTCTTCGGCAAATTGGCAAATATTTTTGCCGACCTTCCTACAAAGTACATTGACGACAACGGCATCTTTAAGGCTTTGGTCGGTGAAGACTACCTCACAGTTGAGAAGAAAAACAAGAATCCGTTTTCTTTTCAGTCTTGTGCAAGATTGCTCTTTTCATGTAACAGCATCCCGAAGAACTGTGGCGACCGCTCCGAAGGTTTTTATCGTAGACTTATTATCATGCGTTTCAATCATGCAGTGCCTGTAGAAAAGCGTGACCCTGATCTCGTTGAGAAATTCCGCCTTGAAGCAGATGGCATCTTTCTCTTTGCTCTTGAAGGTCTTAAACGCTTGATGAATAATCAGTTCAAATTCTCTGAAACAGAAGTTAACAAAGCAGAGCTTCAGCAGTATCGTGAAAACAACGATTCAATGCTTTCCTTTGTCAAAGAATGCTGCAAAATTGATGCACCTTCTTATGTGAGCAGTACAGAACTGTTCAATGCATACAAGACTTACTGTGAAGAAGGCGGTCTTAAACCATATTCACAAAAAATGTTTGTACAACAACTTATGTCGGCATTTCCAGAAGTAACAAGAGGTGTTGACACATTGGGAAAAAGAAGAATTCTCAATGGAATTAAGTTAATGGATGATGGAATTTAAGTCACAAGGGGTCTTTGTTTCATCAAATAAAGACCCTTTAACCATTAAACAGACACATTTGACACGAAAAAACCTATTTTCATCTATATATATTTTTGTTTTTTCATACTTCCATATATAGTGAAATTTTTTCAATTTAATTTCCGTGAAAATGTGATTTTAGATGTCAAATGTGTAAAAAGCCTTATAGATAAAGGAGGTTAATTGACACATGAAAGAAAAAGACATTGTTTCGGCTATACAAAAATACTTAAAAACAGTTCCTTGTTGTTTTTCTTGGAAAGAACACGGTGGAATGTATGGCACAGCCGGAATTCCCGACATTATTGCCTGCATCAATGGCAAGTTTTATGCTTTTGAAGTAAAAACAGCTATTGGCAAAACTACCGCACTGCAGGATGCGACTATAAGGAAAATAAATAACTGTGGCGGACACGCGTATGTTGTCCGCTCCGTAGATGAGGTAAAAGCCCTCTTACTCAATGCTTAACAACGCTTACATCGAAACAACGCCTCAATGAAAAATCTTATTTTTTCGGAGGTAATGAAGATGACAGCAAAAGAATTCCTTTCACAAGCACGCTATCTTGATATGCGTATCAACAGCAAGGTTGAACAAATTGAATCCTTAAATGACCTTGCAACTAAATGTACATCAACATTAACGGGTATGCCAAGAAATCCTTCTGCGAGCACTTCTCTTATGGCTGATGCTATCAGCAAGATTGTAGACCTTCAAGCAGAGATTGGAAAAGATGTGCAAGACTTGGTTGAACTTAAACACAGTATTTCATCACTTATTAAGTCTGTGCCGAATACCGAACTGCAAACCCTTCTCGAAAAACGCTATCTTTGTTTTCAATCTTGGGAAAAGATAGCCGTGGATATGTACCACACAGTACACTATTTATATAAGCTTCATAATGAAGCACTCGATTTTTGTGATGAAAAAATGAAATTGGATACCTAAAGACATAGAATGATACCTACATCTTATGATATTATTATAATGGGAAATGAAATAAAGATAAGCCTTTGCGGGAGCAATCCTGTAAGGGCTTTTCTTATGCCCGAAAGTGAGGTGAAGATAAGTGCCAAGGAAACCAAAGCGGCCGTGTTCTTACCCTGGTTGTCCGCATCTTACTGATGGGAGATTCTGTGATGAACACGCAAAGGCTGAAGCCAAACGCTACGAGACATATGACAGAGACCCGGAGGTTCGCAAACGATACGGCAGAGCCTGGAAAAGGATAAGAGATGGTTATGTGGCTGTGCATCCTTTGTGTGAGCGTTGCGAGAAAGAAGGTCGGCTGACACCGACAGAAGAAGTACATCATATTCTTCCTCTCTCCGAAGGTGGCACACACGCAAGAGACAACCTTATTGCTTTGTGTCAATCTTGTCACGCACAGATTCATGCCGAGCGTGGCGATAGATGGCATAGGCATTAATGAGAAGGTTGCGTCCACAAATGTAGCCGCAAGCTCTTATGGGTGGGGGTATCAAAATCTCTACAGCTTTATACTCGTGCAACGGGCGTGGGGTTTCGTGTGAAAAAATTGCGAAATCAAAAGGGTAATAAGGCCCGAAGTCAGAAAGGCGGTGAAAAAATGCCAACAAAATCGAATAATACCGGTGGTCGAGGCGGTAAACGTCCGGGCGCAGGTCGTAAGCCAAAGTCCAATTTGGAAAAGGCTCAAAACGGCAACCCCGGCGGTCGCAAACTCACGATGTTGGATATTCCCGATGTTGATGGTGTACAGATGCCAAAGCCAAACGAACTGCTTGGTGCAAAGCAGCGAGATGGTACAGAACTACGAGCCAAGCAAGTTTATGAAGATACTTGGAACTGGCTCAACTCAATAGGATGTGCAGGCTTTGTTTCTCCACAGACCATTGAACGCTATGCTATGTGCGTGGCACGTTGGTTGCAGTGTGAAGAGATGACAAACGAACTCGGTTTCTTGTCAAAGCACCCAACCACAGGAAAGCCTGTAACATCTCCGTTTATTAACATTGGCATCAATTACATGAACCAAGCCTCAAGGCAGTGGGACAACATTATGCAAATTGTGAAAGAAAACTGCTCCGTTGATTTTTCCGGTACAAATCCAAATGATGACCTTGAAAGGTTATTAAAACAAAGAAAGGGGTTCTAACCATGATTGAAAAAGTAAATCCGAGCCATCCGGACAAGGTGGCAGATAGAATTGCAGGAGCTATTGTAGATTTAGCTTATGCATCAGAAGATAATCCAAAAATCGCGGTTGAGGTTTTGGTAGGACATGGTGTTTGCCACGTAATAATTGAAACCACGGCTGACTTAAACAAGACCGACATTGCCCGTGCAGTAAATCGAATTGCAGGTGATGTAATGGTTGACTTGCATATTTCACCACAGGACACACACCTTACGAAGAATCAGTCTAAAGGGTTTAAATGCGGTGATAATGGTATCTTCAAAGGAATGCCTTTGACACAAGAACAGAAGGCACTTTCTTGTATTGCTCGCAGCATATATGAGCGTTATCCTTATGACGGAAAGTACATAATGGATGGCGTTCGTCTTATCCTCTGCCAGAGCAACGCAAAAACAGAAGACCTTAAGACAATTTATGAAGGTGCAGAAATCAACCCTCTCGGTGATTGGACGGGCGGAACGAATGTTGATACGGGTGCTACCAACAGAAAACTCGGTTCTGACATGGCCGACTCTGTAACCGGTGGCGGACTTCACGGAAAAGACCTCTCCAAAGCGGATGTATCTGTAAACATTTATGCATTCCTCAAAGCACAGGAAACAGGAAAACCTATTGAACTCTGTTGTGCTATCGGGGATACAGAAATTGATGGAAGACCTTATTCTGAAATCGTTGAGATTGCTCGTCAGTTCATTTTCTCTTTTGGAGGTTTTGAGAAGTTTGCCGAATGGGGTCTGTTTTAAGGAGGGCGCATATGGGAAGGACAACTACTCAAATGGAATTGGTTTCCATTACAAAATTAGTGCCATATGCAAATAATGCTCGAACCCATTCCCCGGAACAGATAATGAAACTTCGCTCATCTTTGCGTGAGTTTGGTTTTATAAATCCTGTCATCATTGACAAGGACTTTGGTATCATAGCAGGCCACGGCAGAGTAATGGCCGCCAAAGAAGAAGGTATTGATGAAGTACCTTGCGTCTTTGTGGATTACCTCACTGAGGCACAAAAGAAAGCATACATCCTCGCTGACAACAGAATGGCACTTGATGCAGGTTGGGATGAAGAAATGCTAAAAATCGAAATCGAGTCCTTGCAAGGTATGGATTTTGATATCGGCCTTGTTGGTTTTGACGATGATGAACTCGCTGACCTCTTTGCCGAGAATGATAAAACAGAAATAGAAGATGATGACTTTGATTTGAACGATGCATTGGAAAAAGCCTCCTTTGTTGAAAAGGGTGACATTTGGATGGTCGGAAGACACCGCATGATGTGTGGTGATGCAACAAGTGCTGCTGATGTCACATTGCTAATGAATGGCAAAAAAGCAAACCTTGTATTAACTGACCCTCCGTACAATGTAGCGTTTGAAAGTTCCGATGGTCTTTCTATAAAAAATGACAAAATGGAAAACGAACAGTTCTACGAGTTCCTTCTTGCATCCTTTAAGAATATGGCAGAACACCTTGAAAAAGGTGGTGCTGCTTACGTGTTCCATGCTGACACAGAAGGGTTAAACTTCCGCAAAGCATTTATTGATGCAGGCTTTCACCTTTCCGGCTGTTGCATTTGGGTGAAAAACTCTCTTGTGCTTGGTAGAAGTGATTATCAGTGGCAGCACGAACCCGTGCTTTATGGTTTCCTTCAAAATGGAAAACACTACTGGAGCAAGAATGCCGGCAGAAGTCAAACCACTATTTGGAACTTTGATAAGCCGAAGAAAAACAAAAACCATCCTACATCAAAGCCTCTCGACCTTTTAGCATATCCTATTGGCAATTCCAGCCGTGAGAATTCTATTGTGGTCGATACCTTTGGCGGCAGCGGTTCTACTCTTATGGCTTGTGAAAAAACTGGTCGCATCTGTTACACAATGGAACTTGATGAAAAGTATGCATCTGTCATCTTACGCAGATATGTGGAAGACACAGATGATGCTGATAATGTTTATGTAATCCGTAATGGAAAGGAAATTCCTTACTCTGACCTTGTTAAGGAGGTTGGCGAAAATGAATAAAACACCTATGACCCTCGGCAGTCTTTTTGACGGCTCCGGGGGTTTTCCATTGGGAGGCTTGATTTCTGGTGTGATACCTTTATGGGCATCGGAAGTTGAGCCTTTTCCTATAAGAGTTACAAGCAAACGTATTCCGCAGATGAAACACCTCGGTGATATTTCAACCATAAATGGTGCAGAAATTGCCCCTGTTGATATTATTACCTTCGGAAGTCCATGCCAAGATATGAGCGTGGCGGGAAAACGAAGTGGTCTTGACGGAGAACGCTCTTGCTTGTTTTATGAAGCAATCCGAATCGTAAAAGAAATGAGGTGCAAAACAAATGGACAAAAACCTCGATACATCGTATGGGAAAATGTCCCCGGAGCATTCTCCTCTAATGCAGGAGAAGATTTTAAAGCAGTCCTCGAGGCGGTCGCATCCGTCAAAGGTGACTATGCTATCCCTTTCCCTCCCAAAGGAAAATGGACAGGAGCCGGAGAAATCCTGGGAGATGATTTCAGTATCGCATGGAGATGCGTTGACGCGCAGTTTTGGGGAGTTCCCCAAAGAAGAAGACGTATCTATCTTGTCGCAGATTTTAACAGTGGGTGTGCCAGTAAAATACTATTTGAGTCAGAAGGCTTGTTTAGGAATCTTGAACCGAGCAAATGCCCGTGGAAAAGAACTGCCGGAACTTCTAAAGAAAGCACTCCTGCGACAGGCATCGATGGATACAACGGAAGTTTAACCGATGATACAGCTGCAACGCTCGGTGTAAACTGTGGGATGTCCACGGGTAGAAACGGCGTGATGGTTTTAAATGACCAAGGCGGCAATCGAATGGATGTGACAGAAGGATTCATTCCTCCTCTCCGTGCAGAAGCACACCATCCACCTTGCGTAATGGAATCGGCGGGATTTTGTACAGAGCATTCTGCTAACAGCCACGGCATTGGATATGAAACAGAAAAAGCACCGACACTTCGAGCCGGTGTTGTTCCTGCCACTGTATATGAAAACCACTCGCAAGATACCCGCTATGTGGGGCCTCTTAATGTTGCACAGACTGTGGCTGCAACCTATGGTACCGGCGGAAACAACCAGCCATTTGTTGTAGAACCGACCGCTTTCGGTGTCTGCTCAAAAGACAGTAACGCAATGAAATCTTCCAATCCTAACAGTGGATTTTACAAAGCAGATACCTCTCGAACCCTTGATGGCAACGGTGGAAATCCCTCTTGCAATCAAGGTGGAATCGCAATTGTTGAAGGTAATGGTTCAAGGCCATCTCATCACGGCAATGGCTATGCAGAAAGCGATGTTATGTACACCTTAAATACAGTTGACCGCCATGCTGTTGTTTACGCCATCGACAGGGAGAGTTACAACTGCGGACAAAACTTCGCAAGGAAAATGGGAATCACCGATGATGGTGTTAGTTCCACATTAAAGGCTGTCGGCCCCGATGCAGTTGCTGTTCCTTACGGATTTGACCCTTCAGCTACAAGGGATGTCGGTCAGTACTTCCTGGAAGAGTGTAGCAATACACTTGTCAATGGAACTTGTCCCGGACACCATAACGGAGTCGTTGAGGTAAAAAATAGACCTACATACTCAAGCAGCAAGGCGTCATTTTTTACATTGGCTGAAGAAGAACTCGCAAATACTCTTGTTGCTACCGACTACAAAGACCCTCCGCTCATCAATGACACAGATGGTCTTGAATACATTGTTAGAAGGCTTACTCCTACCGAATGTGCAAGACTTCAAGGTTTCCCCGATTGGTGGTGCGGTGACCTTGGTGACAAACTTCCTTCCGAAGATGAGCTCACACGTTGGGCAGAAATTTTTGAAACACACCGCAAGATTATGGGAACATCAAGCAAACCGAAAACAAGGAAGCAAATCTTCAAATGGTTACAGAACCCACACTCTGACTCTGCCGAATATAAAATGTGGGGTAACGGAGTTGCACTTCCGAATGTGGTTTATGTGCTTACGGGTATCGTGTACTATACACAAAATAAAGGAGAATAATTCTCCATTATATTTTGCGTATATAACTTGATATATACTGAATTAAGCGGTAATATGTGACTACAAATTTTAAAGGAGGCGCAGCACAATGAATTTTCCAAACAAAGAAGTTGTAGAACGAGTTCGCAAACAG